GAGTTAATTCTGAAATTTGATATTAAAGCGGTTTCTTTCCAGCAGCAAAGATTTTCAGGTGGTGGAGTTTATAAGACTGCCTATCAAAAAGAGTTCGAGATTGACGTTAGAAAAGCCCTTTTAATGGCAAAAAGCGAACTGGACTTATTCGCATCAAGCTTCAATGAAAAAACTCATGTAATCGAAAGCCACTGGCTCTTTGGATACGAAGACTTTTTCACTGTAAAAGAAGGCAAAGTCAGCTCAAAATGCCTTGATCTTGATAACTCAATAAAGAACATTCAGGACTACGTTTTCAAATTTATGCAACTTGATGATAAATACATTTGCGAGACTCATTCTTTTAAGTGGAAAACACCAGAAGATTGTATTTTTTTAAGGCTTAAGTTGTGGAATAAAGAGGAAATGAATAAGAAAGTTGGAGTATTTATTTTAGATAGCTTTACAAACTGACTCGGCTTCGACTATATTATCTTTATCGAAACAAGGGGAAAACAAAATGAAAAAATTCGGTGAAATTCTAAACATGATTCAAGTCTTAAACTTTGCAATTGATACTGCTCACAATTCAAACATTAGACAAGTTGAAGCCGTAGACGGATTAAACAATCTATGGGAAGTCATTTCAAAATGCGCAACTAAAAGCGAGTACAATATGACTTTTAGCGAGCTTGAGCATATCGAAGAAAAACTTGAAGAAACTTATAAGAAACTTAAACCATTTTAGTCAGTATTAATAAAAAATAGTAACAAGAAACAAAACAGTAAAAGGGGAACAAAATGAAATTAGGAAAAATCACAGACGCAGCTTACAATCAAATGCCACAAGTTAGAAATTCAGACTTAGGAAAAATCTTAAAATCTTGGGCGCACTTCAAATCAGAATCATTAAATGACGATCTTGACGAAAGCAAAGCGCTTTTATTCGGAAGAGCTTTCCACGCTTTCATTTTAGAAGAGACTGTATTTTGGGAAAACTTTGCAATTCTTCCAGAGGGATTGGACCGCAGAACAAAAGAAGGCAAAGCAACTTATGAAGCTCTTAGCACCTCAGGAAAGACTTTAATTTCAAATAACGACTGGAATACTATAAACAGCATGAAAAATGCTTTATTGGCCCACATAATGGCAAGACTAAGAGATGGATACACCAAAGAAGACTGCATTCTAGTAATAGACAAGAAAACTAAGGAATGGCTCGGAACGTCTTTTGAGAAATTCCTCAGAGTCTCAACTTTATTTGCTGGCAAGTTTGACGACTATTTAAACCAAAAATACTCACCAAATAGCAATGTTGAAAAAATGGCAAACTATGATTTTTCTAAATACGTTAAGGGGGAAATATGATTACTTTTAAAATTTCAAGAACAAGTGTTCATTTCAACGAACTTGAAAAAATAGACATTCCGAAGGGGTTTAAAGTTGAACTAATGCCATTTAAGCACATAGACAGACGAACTGTTAAAACAATAGACGAAGCAAGAAACAAGCCTTGGTTTAAGCAGTGGTGGAACCTTGGAGAGAACCACAGAGAAGAAAATGGAACAATTGTTGCCGAAAGAAAAGAGTCTCACTTTTCTCCAACTGTGACATTTAATGACCTTGAAGAGCTTATGGATTTTATAAATAAAACAGACTGCAAAAAAGTAGTAATTGAGTACGACACTTGGGAAAGCCCAATAATACCAAAAATTGAGATTTACGACAATTATAGAGAATAAAAAAGGGGGAACTGTAATGGAAAAAAAATTAGCACTTTTAGAGCTTGAAATAAAAGCACTAAATATCATAAACGAAAGCCTGAGAGAGGAGATAGTTCAGCTCCATGTCAGGATAAGTAATAGCAAATATTACAACTCGGCAATGGAAGATTGTTTAACTGGAATATTAAAATCAAAGGAAAGGTCAGATTTTGAAGCAATAATCTTTAAGATTACTTCTCATAGAAGCGTATGGGGAGGAAGATAGCTATGAAAAATGATGATTTTATAGAATGTTGCCAATTATTGACTAAACTTGCCATATTAAAAGGAGCAAAGAAGGAAGAACAAGAAATAGCTTTAATGGCAAAGTTTCTTCTTTCTGAAATTTCCTTAATTGATATTAAGACCGCTTGCAGCTTTATAGTCAGAAGAGAGAAGTTTTTTCCAGACGTTTCTGTTTTTTTTAACCTTGTCGTTCCAATGCAAACAATTGACGAAATAGTTGAACTTTCCGTTGCTGGAATAATTGACTCAGTTAAGTCGGGAGTCTATAATCGAGAATCTTTTAATGATAATCAGAAAGCTGTTTTAGAAGTATGGAGCTGGTCAAGCCTTAAGGAACTAAATGCCAAAGACCTAAACCAAGCTCGAATCTCTATAAGCTTTTTCTTAAGAAACAAATTATCAAACGATGGGAAAACTAAATTATACCTAAATAAGTCGTCAATAGACTCTTATAAGTCCAACTTAAACCATTTAGAACAAGGGGAACAAAATGCGAAAGCTCTCGAATGACAAAGTCTTTATCTCGGAAACAGAACTTTATGAAATTTGCCACAGAATCGTGCAAGGTGAAAATTACATGAGGGGACCAATACAAAATCCATCATGGGTAAACCTTCCAGACGAAGTTCACAAGCACTTTAAGCTTTTAAGAGCTATGCACAGACCAAAGCTTGCTTGGTTTCACAAATATGCTTTTAAAATGACTTTGTTCTGCATGGTAGCAATAACAACATTAACAGTTAAAATCTTGATCGAAAATTACTTCGCAAGATAATAGGGGGAACTATGACAACAGAAACTAAAGAAATAAACACAATCGAAGCATCAGTATCAGAAGTTAAACGAGTACCAACTCAACAAATCGAACTATCACCAGAAGCAAGGGAATTTAATCGACAAATGAAGATCGCTCACACTTTGGCTAAATCTTCTATCGTTCCAACTCACTTCAGAGGAAAGCCAGACGATATTTTTGCTTGTGTTATGCTTGGATCAGAGCTTGGATTCAAGCCAATGATGAGTCTAAACTCAATCGTTATGATTCAAGGAAATGCCACTTTAAAAGCTCAAACAATGATGGCCGTCGTTCGTGCTAAGTGCCCAACTGCTGTTTTTACTATCTCAGTCGATGAAAAAAACAAAACCGCTACAGTAAAAGCTCAAAGAGATTCAAACGATCATGGTTACGAAGCTTTTTGGGATATGGAAAAGGCTAAGGCAATGGGACTTTCTCATAAGGATAATTACTTAAAGCAACCGACCACAATGCTTCGTTGGAGAGCAACGTCAGAAGCCATTAGAATGGTTTTTGCTGATCTCTTAATGGGCATCTATGCAACTGAGGACATGGAGCATTTAGAGTCAAAAGAAGTAGAATTGACTAAAGCACAACAAGCAACACTAGAATTTTCAGCAGAATAAGCCAAACACGCACACAAACACATATCAAACCCTCTGAATTGAGGGTTTTTTTGTGCCCATTTTAATAGTTCGCTTTTTTCAATCTATTTTTAATAATAGTTCGTTTTTTGTGAAGTATTGTTAATCTCATCTATCATTTAATGCGAACCATTTAAAAGAAATAGTTCGTTTTTATAACATTTACTTTTCAAGGAACGACGTTAAAATCGGAAGTACCCTTTGCAGGGTTCAGCCCTGCGATCAAGTAATTCGGTATAGGAGTCCCAAAAGAAAGCTTCATCTGAACAATTAACCAGTTTTTTACCGCCCTGTCGGGCTATAGGCTAAAGCCTATGATTGTTTTTATGATTCCATTATGACTATAATATTATTTTTAAATTACAAGGGAGCAACTAATGGAAAAAAAATCTATCGAAGAACAAGTCAAAATTATCCAAGAAATCTTAAGCAATCCAAAGTTTTTTAATGATGCACAAATCATGAAACTTAGACCAGAAAAGAGAAAGTCAGCTTTGAAAGAAAGAGATGAGTATGACATGAGAGAGGTTTATTTTGAATAAAGATGAGTTAATTCTGAAATTTGATATTAAAGCGGTTTCTTTCCAGCAGCAAAGATTTTCAGGTGGTGGAGTTTATAAGACTGCCTATCAAAAAGAGTTCGAGATTGACGTTAGAAAAGCCCTTT